TTACTTTGCTAAGCTGTCCCTGCAACTGCTTGAAGTTCTGCCTGATTTTGCTAAAGGCTGTGCGTGTCTTGTCAATCCCTCTGAAGGTAACTCTAACTTCTTTATTAGCGCTCATCTTCTGCCAATGCTCTTAGATTTTTCATGTTTAAGCTTTAAATATGCCAGCCAGTAATGCCATTCTTCTATCGTGATTTGCTCGATTTCAGCGACGGTCTTGCCTAAATGTTCGGCCAAAACAAAGATATTATATAGCTCCGGCTGGTTGGCTAGTTTTTTTCAATTAGCTCCTGATCGCTACTTTCCATGATTTTGGTAGCAACTCTGATCAATACGTCAGGGTCGCAGGATCTCATCAGTTCAGGCCTATCCGCTCTGGTGAATAGCTGGTTGCCTTCTGCATCTTTTGCCTTCATTATTAGAGCTTCTACCATTAGTCCTAAATCTTCTTCTTTTGACATTTTATATAGTCTGTTTTTCTGGGCCAAAGTCAGGGGAGAAGAGTAAATATAAAGTGGTGCTGATTCATCTCCCCATTCAGGTACTTCAATAACTTTAGTTTCTTTAGCGTCAAAATGCGTTCTTATTCTATCCATTATTTTATCAGTCATTTAGCCCTCCTGTTGTTTAATTTTTGCTAGTTCTCCATTACCCTGGAAGCTGAAAGAGCTTTCCACCAAGCCGTCAAAAGAACCCTGCCTTGAGATGCTACTGACTATCGCCGTACCGATAAAACAGTGTTTGTCATTACCGATTCCTTCAGGGTAAAGCTTTAGCTCCAAGGTGGCACCAAGCTTGAAAGCTCCTTGGCCCTGCGCGTCTGTTTCATCCCAGAAGGCCTCGATTGATCCTGACCAGCTATTTATTGTAGCTAGATTCTTGCGCCACTTGGTGCCTATGATGCTGGCATCAACCGTGTCGCATTGCTCCTCGAGTGACCAGGATTTGACCTCAGCTATCTGATGATCGCCTATTTTGACTATTCCTTCTGATCCCGCATGTGCTGCCATTTTTGCCTCTTTTTTTAATTATATGATTCTGTCCGGTCTGTCTTCTCTGCTTCGGTAGAGGAGAGCGAACACCAGACTTGCTACCGCTACTGGCTGATCTCCATCGCTGTTTAGTTGGATGTCTGTAGACTCCAGCCTGCAGTCTTTGCAAATAGTATCTAGTAACTTGCTTGTAGCAATTTGCTCTTCCACTTCTGCAGCTAGGTCATCGATAACGCTATTAACCTGAGTACCAGTTTTGGCGTAACATTCTACAGTAACCTTCAGCTGTCTTTCTTGAGACCTTGGTGGGCTTATCGTTGAAGTTACAACATTTTCGCTGCTTGAGAACACAATAATCCCAGGTAACGAAGTGTTTTCCATATTGTAAAGCCTGCTGTCATAGACTTTATTACCTGCAGCTGTCTTACCTTTCAGTGTATCAACAAAAGCTTTTCTTATTATGCTTCTAGCATGCGCCATTAGTTTGGCCTCTCAAGTTCCAGTCTCACCCACCCATTGCCGTCTGGCCTGATACCGACGATGCGATAGCCGACCTTACCGATAGTCAGTAAATTTCCATATTCTGCTACTTCCACTGCTTTGCTTGCGCATTCAAAGACGGGGTTGCTGCCACTAAACCCGGCCATACCACTATCAACATCAAGGTATTCATTAGTGAATATACCTTTAACCCTGTAAGACCTACCCAAAGCAGGGGTGACTACCGCAAAGACGGCAAAGCCTTGCTCTTCATCTAAAAACTCTTCGAAATCTTCTTGAAATGGCATAGGGCTAATTTATCATCTTGAGGGTGTACCAAAGTGTCTCTTAATTCATTTCTTCCTGCTGAAACCATGCGAATTAAGAGGTCCCTTCCAATCTGAAGGGGCCTAGACAACTCATCTAAAAATTCTTTTGTAGATAGAGCTAGACTTTAAGCGCTCTCTGCCCGTACCGCAGATTTGTAGGTACGGGGGAAGCCTCTTCCTGACTTGGTTTGCCGGTACCTGAGTCTTTGATAATCTCTTAAGGCCAAGTTTTTCTTTATCATTTCTTCGGATTCCAGGTTGAACTGTAATACCTGTTCTACATATGGTAAGGCCCTTATATCTCTTGCTTGAAAATATTCTTTAGCTTTCGTAGGTAGCCATACTTTTGTTATATGGTCTCTGAAGTCTTCCAGATATTTTAACGGATATAACTTTGCCAAGACCACTCTTCCATCCTCGTACCTATGCTCATAGCAGGGTAAATCATCAGTATTAACCCCTTTACCCCTAAGCAATCCGGCAAATAGCCGACCCTCTGATATATCTGGCACGATGTGGCCAGGTATGAGATATCCTCGTTGTTCCAAAGGGGCTACCAGGACTATATTCATCTCCTGCAAAATAGAAAAATAGCCTTGAGGTACCTTGTGTGAGTTAAGTAGATAACGCCTTAAGTGGTAAGGCATGGTATACTGAGGTCTTTTACCGGATAGCCAGTCTAGGACCCATTTTGATACCTTTACTGCAAACTGGGGTGATAACCACTGAGCAAGGTGCATTGCTATTTGCGGGTGCACCCAAGTGCCTTGCATGTAGGGGGTTCCACCTTGTCTAACTACTATCAATTCCTCATCCTTAATTTTTAAGGATGAGGATAGTGCAGTAATAAAATCTTTTGTGCTACCAAGCCTAAAATACCCAAACCACTCTTTACCTACTGCGTTACACATAGACGTAGCATTTATATAGCCATCTTCTATGCGTTGATAAATGATTTCACCTTCTTCTTCATACCTTATTAGCGATGAATTGATATCTGTATGGTTATTCATAAATTAACTCCTTAAATTGTATTGAAATTGAACTGCGGATTTATAGGAATAGGAAAAGATCCTTAGAACTCGTAACCTTGAAAGCTAGGATTTAAGCCTGCTACGCCCGTACCGCAGATCTGCGGTACGGCAGAGCCCGCTTGGTTACTGGGGTTGCAGACATCATAGCCTTAAAAGCTAGAGTTTAAGCCTGTTACGCCCGTAGCGTGAATTCCCGCTACGGTGGAAGGTGCTTATCTATTGGGGTTATAGACACTTAAGTTTTAGGTGCCGGAATTGTTTTATTTTTTCAGTACTGCAAAGCTTTCAGCGTGTCTGATGGCGACGTCAACGTCCTGCATAACTCTGATCCTGATACCGCCGCTGGTGCCAAGGGTGTAGGGGTCGACCAGGACGTCGAGTACTCCCCACTGGCCAATAATCAGGTCAGAGAAGTTACCGAATAGCATAGCGTCTGCCGGCATTTGGTTAGTGGTACCAACTCTGTAGCCGTTTAGGTAACCAAAGCCAGGGTCAGCTCCTCTTGATTCCCAGAGATACTCTGCCGTATTTTGGGACTTTTCAGTGCTTTTGAGTAATCCGCGCATGGCTGCATTGCAAAGGTAGCCGAGGGCCCCGATGTCAGCATTTTTGGCAGCTATTTTGCTCTCAAGATCGACTATTTTTGCCCAGTTTATCGCATTATCATCAGCAAAGACTACCGATGCTATGCCAGCAGTATTCATGATACCTAAGGGCTCAGCACCTATACCGTTGCCGCAAATGGCCGCTCTATCGATTTCGAGGGCTATAACGGTGGCAAGATCGTTTCGTACCAGGTTCTCGATATCAGGACTAGCTTGCAGTACCAGCTTGCGGGTAAAGTCAGTATAGGCTGCGATGCTTTTAGGGCTCAAGGTTACCTGACCAAAGGCTTGCTGACTGTGCTCTGGGCTTCTGCCTTCAGATACCCAAAAGGTGCTGGCGCCTCCTGTTTGTTTAGGTATGGCTATGTCACCATGTAGCCCGCTCATTACCTTAGCTCCCATTTGCCGAACCAGCATTTTATTGCGGAGCAATTCTATGAAGTTGCTGCTTAAATACTCGGTATCAACCAGATAGCCACCTGCAACATTGGAGAGTTTTTCCATCGTTCTGGCCTGAAAGTGCCTTTGCTCAAGACTGACGTCTAGGGGAACGAAAAAGCTTCCAGGCTCTCTGCCTATTCTTTTGGCTACCGCGCTAGAGGCTTCTTTCTCGAGTTCTGCATCGCTCCAGTTTCCTGTGGATGCTGCTCTAATAGCTCTCAGGATAGAGAAGCTGCGTACTTCTTTCTGGCTCATGCCGATTATTGCCTGCTCAGGTGATGTAGTAGTAATAGCGGGTGCACACTTTAGATTATCTAATACCTTCTGTCTAAAACTATCAACAGATTTACCTTCGCGGATAAATTCCATGGCTATATCACGCATGTTATGTCTATCACCAAGGGTGATGATTTCAGAGATTCTCTCAGTTTCGTCTTTTCTGATTTGTGCAGGGTTCAGTCCCTCCATATTATTTATTATTTCTGTTTGCATATTGCTCCTCACTTGAAAAATTGTTTGTTGTTCGTCTTGGCTTCTACCAATACCTACCGTATGATCTGCCGGAATTGATACCAGGGATATTTCCAGTGGCTCCCAAGCGGTAATACGATAGGTGCTGAGCTTTTTACCTTTAGCTTCTTGCTCCAAGGTCACTCCATCACTTAAATAGCGATAACCCACTGATATATTGCTCTTGATGCCATCCAGTACGTCTTGGTAGGAATTCTCAGCTAATTCGCTTTTACCGAATCTGATTCTGGCTCTAGCCTTGCCGTCACTACTGATTTCAGCTGCTTCAACAATACCGATCTGCTTTGTTGGATCATGATCTAGAAGTAATGGAGCTCTGCCTGATTTAAGCCAGTCAAGTTTTATACTCTCTTGTTTGTGGTCAAGAATCTCAAAGCCAAAGAAACGCTCAACCGGTTCTTCGCTGGAGAAGGAGAGCTCAAAGCTACGATCTTCCTCAGCTGCCTTATCTATCATGCTATGCCTATACAACATGCCGGTCTTAATCGTCTGATTCGTTTTCATCTGTTACCTCTGTTTCTTTGGTTTTTTGATCTTCAAGCTTTAACCCGTATTTTTTCGCTAGTCCTTCTTCAAATACTAGCTGCTGGAAGATTTCTTCGATATCGTTGCCCTGATCTGCTGCTATCTGGCTTCTGGTACGGGTTTTCTGGGCTATAGCAATTTCATTTGCATGACTGTCTTTTAGTGGATCAACCCAAGCCCAACCACGTGGGCGCCAGATCGGTTTGTTGTATTTGTCAAACTGTGATAAAGGTAAATTGAGGCAGCCTGTAGTTATTGCCATCAACAGCCATTTTTCAAAAACCCTGTCACAGAAGTGCTCTATAACGTAGGTTTGCAGCATCCTCCAGGTATCTCTATCCTCTAAGCTACCGTGCCTAATCGAGGAAAAATTGACGTTCTCAAGATCATTTGCTAGCGTCGCATAGGAAATATCAAGGCCACTGGCGATACCCCTAAGGATTGATTTTTCAAAATCAGCAAAACTGGACGTTGGGTGATTCGGATCAAACATCCGCACATCCATACCTGTCGGCAGTTGCTCAAAAGTGCCTGGCTCTGCCTCCATGATTTTGTTTCCCAAAGCATCCTCAGCTCCGACATAACCGGTGCCATCCGTGGAAACAAAAAAGCCCATCTTAGCAGCGCCAACTCTTGCTGCAACTAGCTCTGCCTCTTCGTATCCTGCAAGCATCCTGAGACGCGTCATGGCGCTGTGCATCCAGGGTACACCTCTGCTTTGGCTAGGCCTATCAACAAGGAATCCGTGGATGATTTGCTCTGCAGGGATACGGGTGTATTTTTGCTCAGGTTGGTTGAAATTATCTCCGGGGTGGTGCTTTAATAGATGATAGGCAATCGGTCTGTTCCACTGGTTAAACTCAATTCCCATCCTGATGTAGTTACCTCCAGTCAGGGGCTGATTCAAGTTCTCATCTAAATGATCAGCTTCAATAAACTGCAAGGCAAAGCTAAAGTCGTTATTGAACCCTTCTACCATCCTTACTATAACCTCTCCGTCCCTTGCCATGCCCTCCAAAAAGAGCCTCTGGCAATCGATCCAGGATAACCTACTATCTACAGTGCAGTTACCTCTTTTGCCCCATAGCTCAAATTGCCTTAATATTTCTGCATTGATCTCGGGTTTTGTATTTTGGCTTCTTAGCTGCAACCTGATGCCGCTGTTACCTATAACATTGGTAGAGGTGCGCTTCAGGAATCGCCTGGCATAATCATTATTGATGCAGAGCTCTCTTGATCTACCCCGTAAAGTGCGAAGGTCTCTGTATAATTCGCTGTCAGCAGAACTACTGCCAACTAGCCAGTCAGAGGTAAGCCTGTTAATAGCAGCTGCAGCATATTTCCTTTTGACAGGTTCTTGCTTTTTGAAAAAATTGAGGAATTTCATGATGTAAAAGGTAGTTTAAAACCTAACCTTGATTATACTGTCGCTACCAAGCCCTTGGTTCAAGCGTTCTTGGCTAGCTTCTCTCGCATATTCTGCTTTGTAGAGATCACGCCATTTAAGCAGTTCTGCTGGAGATAACCTTGAGATGCTTCTGCCAGCAATGCTATAGCCCATTTGGTCACGGCTAGCCTTGCCAAGTATGGTAGCTTCCAGAGCGTCAAGCGCCTGTTTTACATGACTTCGACCGTCATATTTTTTCGCAAGTGCCAGATTCTCCTTAATCAATAAGCTGCCTTCATCGACTATATGCCAATTGTCGCTACCATCCTTGGTCAAAGTAGCTTGCCACCAATAAGTACCAGCTTTATATAGGGTAGTTTCTTTTGAACTTAGAGAAACGTGATAGTGATCAACTTTAGGGGTTGCTGCAACATCAAAACCGCCCTTGAAATTGCGGAAAGAGTAAAATAATCCCCAGCCGTCGGTCGGTAGGTAACTCTGCAAGTATCTCTTCCATTCCACACTCTCACCAACCGTGAAAGCCCTTGGTTCAATATTTGGTATAGTCATGGATTTTTGTAATTATTTACCAGTTTCTTACAAAACTGGCTCTTGGGGTTCTTTTGAATTGCAGAAAGCTATTTTGTCTTATCTCTTCTATTGGTTGCGTTTCTACTTCCTTTGCTTCTGCTTCTTCCTGCATTTTGACTGCTAGCAATTCCAAGTTAGGATTGATGATATGCAGGGCTGCCAAGGCATAGACCCTGCAGTCAAGTGCTTCATTACGTCTGCCTTGTGGTTTTTCCCATTTACGCACCGGAAAGCCCTTGTTGTAGCGCGTTACTACCTTCTCAGCTGTTAGCTGCTTGAAATAGGTCTCATCATAATGTACGGGGAAGTGGCAATATCCTGCACCTGGTTCAGTGATTTTAAGCCTGCTGTAGATTAGTTCCTTGGCAGTATCAGTGCCTATTGAAAATAGCTTCACTCTCATTCGGTTTGCAATCGAAGGTCTGCTAACCATGGCTTTCCCTGCAATTGATGAGCCCTTGACCGCGAATATTCTCCGCAGCTGCCGCTTCTTGCAGTATGCATAAACGCTTTGCGTATGATGACCTCCTGAGTCAATGCAGGCGCAGGCTATCCTTAAAAGGATTCCGCTTTCATGCTTAATAGGCTGCTCCAGAATATTATCCAGGTCATCCCACACCTCATTTTGTGCAGGGTCGCCATGAATAACTCTGTAACCCAGAGACCAGCTTTCTTCTCGGATTCCCCAGCCGACAATCTCTATTTCCAGCCTATCATCCTGTACATCAACACCGGCAGTAATAATCACTACGCCAGATGGAGCTTTATTTCCCCAGTTTTCTTTACGGCTAAGGAGGGAAGTTTCATCAACCGTATCACTACCTTCCTCCCAGGTTTCCCCAAGGCTAGTGTTGATCCAGGTCTTCAAGGTTTCCGGCATCAGCTTAGCTCGCAGGAATTCCGTCGCCATTTTCGGCCAGCTAACCCATGGGGAATAAAGCTCGTTCAAATGAAAGCCAGCTATATTGCCGGCTTCTCCTTCAAGGCGCCACTGCCCACCTTCCAGCATTTTTGGTTTATCCGATTCCTGCAAAACACAGCCGTTTACTCCGCAAACATAATGAGCTTTCTCCGGCTCTCCTTCAGGCCATTTTACCCCTGACCACTTTAGCGTTTGATATTCACTACAAGAAGGACAAGACACATAATAACGCCTCTGATCGCTCTGCAGGTAAGCTGCTTCAATGCGGCTCAAGTCCTTGATAGTAGGGGTCGAAGTCAGTACGATCTTACGGTTCCAAAAGGTGGTAGCCCGTTTTTTCGCAAGGTTCACCGGATCACCTTCAGATCCAGCGCTTGCAGGGTAGCGGTCTACCTCATCACAAAGCACCAACCTCACAGGCCTACTAGCCAGAGACGAAGGAGAGTTACTACCGGCCATGGTAATGTGTCCCCCAGGGAATTTCTTGTATAAGACCTTATTGCCAGCATCACGAGATCTTGGATCCTTGATTAGGTCCTTAAATACCTCGCTATCTCTGAGCATGGGAGACAGTCGATCCGTAGACCAGCTCTCAGCCATCTTCTCAGTCGGTTGCACTACCAGCATTGGTGCTGGGTCTTGATGGATATAGTATCCCACTATATTATTGATGATCTCAGTCTTACCAACTTGTGCCGATGACATCACCACTACGGTTTCAATAGCCGGGTCGTTTACAGCATCCATGATTGCGCGTTGATATGGCGCTCTGTCAGTATTCCAGCTGCCCGGTTCCGCAGAAGATTCACTCGATAATTTGCGGTAGCTGTTAGCCCAATCACTTACCTTTAGCCTTGGCGGTGGGGATAGCTTAAGCTTTATCCTCGGGCTGTCCATCATCGCTCTTACTAAGCTCTATCAGAGCATCGTAAATCTCATCTTCGAGAATTTTCTGGATTTTAGCAAAGTCACCGCCTGCAGCAGCCAAAGACCTTACAAGCTTACTCGGAATCGCCAGCATCCTTGAGCGGAAGGTAAGCACCATATCAGACCACGTAAACTCTACCTCAGAGGCCTCAAGGTATTTTTCTTTCAGGACGTCCAGTTCTAATTCAGCCTTTTCAGCCTGCGCTTTGAGTAGACGCAGCCTTTCAATCGCAAGTGCTGTAATGCTGCTGTTTTTGTTTAGCTGTCTTTCGGCCAGATACTGTCCGTAGTTTTTGATAGAAACTGACAGGTTGTATTTTCCGTCAACCGGAGCGGGTAATATTCCTTCTCTTACCAGTTGCTGTACCCGCCTTTCGCTTAATTGCAGAGCATCGGCAATATCTGCTACCTTGTAGTTGGTTGTGTTCATAATTTTAAATATTTTTTTGGTTGTTTTTTAGCGAAACGGATCATTTCGCTTATTATTTGTGCTGTAATGCACATACTAAAGGGGTTTTGTGAATTGATACGAAATCTGGAGCTCTCTGTTTTTAGGGTAAATTTCGTTTTTTTCACCGATTTTAGTCCTGGAAAGCTAATACCAAAGCCACTTTCTATTAAAGGCGAAACGAAATGCGTAAAAATTTTTTGTCGCTAGGGAAGGGGCGGGGTGGCCAGTCACCCAGAGTTGAAGAGCCCAGGAAGTACCTTAAGTACTGGGTTGTATGGCAGAGATTATGGGCATAATGTCTAATTTAATCATTTAGTGACCTTCAGTGCATAGTCAAACCATTTGGTAAATACCTTATCAAAGTCTTTGTTAAAGCCACTTACAGCCATCTGCTTGAATCCAAAGCGTGGCTTGATCTTTGCCTGTGGAGTGAGGCTATATAGCTTTTGCAACTGTTGATTACTTATGCGTTTATAGATCCCCTTGCCAAGCCTAAATACTGTTCTATCCCCTTGGTCTCTCTTCAAGGCTTTCGAACTTCTTAAGCCTTTTGGAATAT